ATTCCATCTCATAGATAAATCATTCAGCCCCCGCCGGGGTTTGAAAAGAAAACAATTTTTCAGGATTTTCGCCTGGGGGGTAAATTCTCGTCATTAGTCCACTTAATGATGATTCCTTTGTCGAAATATTTTTGTGTAACAAAAGTTTTCTTGTCATATAAGTATTTACGCTATTCAGGCCATAAGAACTTATCTCTTTGCTTGTGTATGTGCTAGTGGCAGGACTTGCATACAGTCACTAGGTTATCAGGATCCAGTAGTAATAACCATTTATCAGCCTCATTATACTAATCAAAGAACTTTATTGCGTGGTGTACCTCTTGTCCTGGTTTTGTCATACCTCGCTATAAGCATAGCTCACATAACGGTTGTTCAGATATTTTCTTACTTCTCAAATGCTTCCATGCATTTGAATTATAGAACTTAGCTTTATCTTTACTGTCCTCATTAGTATAGCTTACTTCTTTCTGCTGGATATTCATTTGTTTTAGATAAGTTTGTTTCTGTTCTTTATATGACTCTTTAATTGGTTTAATGTATGGCATAACTTATACTAACTATTCTACTTCTTCTAAATCCTACCATGTTAAAGGTTTTGATAATTCACCAACTATTTCTTCTAAGCGTGCAATACGCTGTGTGAGTAATGCTATTTGCTGTTCAACGGTCAGAGACTAATCTCGATTAATTTGTGCATATTCCATAATGATTTCGTATGTTTATTATATTTATACACAAAAAATCAGGACTAAATGAATACCCCTGATTACCAATAAGTTTACTAAAAATAGAGAAAAAAATAAGGAATCAATTTCTTGACTCCTTATTTTTCACCGGTGAAAGATTGAATCTTTACTTCTTCAGTTCCTTGAGCTGTGACTGCATCTCCTTGATACGAGTCTCGAGGTCGGTAATCTGCTTGGCCTTAACCTCGGCGACATACTCTGTGCACTGCTCGATGATGCTGTTCAGATCCTCAACCGTAGTCTCACCATTCTTGATGATGTTCATTACCTGCTCAACCACATTGACCGTTACCTGAACCGGTTCGTTCTTCTTGTTGTGAAGGTTGAGATAATACCTAACCTTGCGATACTTGGTTACCGTGTCATACTTGTCAAGGCCAGCCTTAGTGGTTGCGGGTAACACGTCGATGTTCTCGTTGATGAATTGAATCATCTGCTCTTCTGAAATCTTTGCCATAATTGTAAGATTTAAAATGTTAATAATGTAAATGAACTTGTTCGTTTAACCGAACACTACGAAGATAGCGCCGTTTTTCTTACGTTGGATCACCTAACTATCACATTCAGCGAAGTTTAGCACATCTGCAAATCAACTGCAAATAAAAACCAGTTGTCATCTCGACAACTGGAAAAAAATCAAATATTAAATAATATGAAAGTTATAATGAATAAAGAATAATGAATTAGTTATGAGTCATGATTGAATCACTTCAATCTACACTCTATTTATCTCCAGATAATCTTCTAAACAATGAAATATCTTTTTAAATGAACGTCCTCTGTTTGACTGTGTGACAATAAAGACCAAAGTTAATAGTTCAGTCAAATTCAATGTTTTCTGTTGTATGTGGTGCTCTATTATATATAATGTCGTAAAATAATTTGGCTTAATATCTAATTCTGCTTCCTAAAAGAATTCGTAAATCGGTTTCATGATAATACTTCATCTAAATTATTGGTGGCAAACAAATCTTTTGTTACCGCTGTTTTCCATTTTTGTTCTAACTCTTTTTGTTCACTGTAATCAGACTTAAAATAATCTTTCCAATCACTGTAATCAACAAGATTATACTCTTTTGGTGCTCTTGTTTCATCAAATAAGAAATATTTCTGATATACAATTTCCATCGTTTCTAATAAACCTGGATGCTTACAATATTCAATATCATTTTTAATAAAACTACCTGAAAATAAAACTTCACCAACTGTTATATAATCGAATAATTCTTCTAGTGTTCCTGACCAATCTACTTCACAATCTCCATTACCATTGTAAAAAAACTGAATTAAACTTTCATAACCGTCTTTATTACAAAACAAATCTTCATAGTGGATTGGAACATGCTCAAATAGTGCTTCTTCATTAACCACTAAATCAACATCTAAATAAAAATCGTGTTTATCTACTATAACTTTATCTTTCAAACCGTGGATTTTAACCACTTCAATCATTGCATAAGTTGAATCTGCCATAATTTGTATTAATTAATTTTTTATAATTATATCGCGTTGATGTTGGATTGTCTGAAAATTTCGTTGGTGGGTTGGTTGGTTGGTTGTTCGGGTGAACTTTTTTGTGTCAATTTTTGCTCATTATATAGAAAAAGCGAAAAAATTGACACAAAAAAGTTCACCTTTCCCAGCGAGTTACGCCTTCGAGAAGAAATTTTTCCAGACACTCTTCTTAACCCAAGTGCCAAGATTTACCGTTGTGAGTAGATTTTTTGTCGCATAATTCCAACATTCTTCATGAGAAGAGAACTCAATAAACGGATTATCGATTAGAGTATATTTTTTGTTGACTGCTTTGCCGATTCGCTGGCCTTTTGTCCCCGTTTTATTTTTCATTTTACCGAACTTCTTTTCAAGCTGTGGCCCAAGAGACACAGACATTAGTTGCGCTAAATTATCAGTCATACCTTCTTTTTCCAATGTCTTATTGTACCATGTAATGTCTTTACTCAGACGATTACTTTGGTTCTCAGTGAGCGTTTCGCTTTTTATTTTATCCCTTGTTTTGATAAAGCGTTTGAATTGTTTATATTTGAATATATTCCGTACCGTGAACATTTTAATCAGATTGATGATAAGAATGAAGTCCGGCTGGATCTGCAACAGTTCAAGTTTTTCCTGGTAATCTTTTGATTCTGGATGCCATAAGAAATCCAGTTTAGGTGTAGAGTCAGACCAGTTGTAAATTCTCTGGCAGAACTCCATAATCATTCTCAGACTTCTGATGTAAGCATAAGGTATATAACGACCGTTGTCTTTTACGGTGAAGTTCTCGTCAAAAATATCGCTTGAACCAAGTTCATATTTCGGATATTCCTTACCGATATAAAACTGTTCCAATAATTCAAGACAAACCTCGTCTGTTTTTCTTTCGAACACAATCTTTGGATATTTGGCTATAAGCCGCATTTCAGGCCTGTCGTTGAAATTATCTTCTTCTGAGAAATCAAAAACGTTTGCAGAGCCAATCTTCAGATCAGGATATTTGCTGAATATGTTATGGCCTGTTATCAAATACCTGTAAATGTAGTTATGGTACAACATGACAAGTTTAGGATAAAGGTCTAGTTTCTCGTTGTCTAGTTTCGTGTTGTTCCAGTAAAGCCAAGCACTGAGGTAATAGTTTTCATCTTCTCGCCATTTCATGTATTCAGGATTATTCTGCTGTATCTCGTTGATGATGTTCATAACAAGAGCATCGTATTTCTTATCGAACATGGTATCATTTGTATCTTTAGTGCCGATAAAGATAACATCAACCTCACGTTTGTTCCTGAATCTGTTTATTAGTTGCTCCACAATAACGTCTGTTACTCCGTGAAGAGGTATGATAAAGACAATTCTGTTAATCTTGTTCTTTATCTCAATACCCTCTGTTCCGTAGGTTGTTGTGACTAATATTTTATGCTTTAGGTTATTTGTTCTCTGTAGCTCTTCAACTTCAATTTCATTTCTGTTTCCTTTGTAGTAGTGCAGACAATCGTCGCCCCAGTGGCGAGCAAGGTCAGCATGGTACAGGTTATCGAAAATGACTATCTTATCGTAGTTCATATCAAGACATGATCTGACCAGACCGTTTATTGTCTCGTAAATGTTAGGGCTAGCACCACCACCTAGCATGTCGAATGAGGCGTAATAGTAATTAATTGAATAATTCTTAGCTTTGTTGAACTTATACTTGAAAGCATCTTTACAGAAAATTGAGAACTCACCGCAAGATGTAGCAGTAACACAAATACACTTTTGCTGTATCTTTTCACAACCAATAATGTCATAGATAACGCTATGTCTGTAGCCCATGGTCGTTATCACGTTGTGAATCTCGTCAAAGCATTTTATATGGTCTCTAATATCAATTTTGTTGTATGGGTTAATCAGTGATTTACAAAGAAGTTGCATCTGATTCCATCCAAGCAGTAGCTTGTCTGGTATCACACCAGTTTCGATGTACTTTTTAATGTCGTTGTTTGTTGGTATAACAACATCTTCGTTTGCTATTTCAGCCGCATAAACAGAGTCTTTGATTGAATTAAGGTGGCAGACAATGATTACTTTTTCTTCATTCTCGAATAGTTTTTTGAAGAAAAAAGATTTGCCGAGTCCACAACCAGCCTGAATATAGACGTTCTGGTTATTACGAATGTGTCCGATAATATCATAATAATAATTACCTATAAACTCGTTATCACTAAGCTCAATCACTTCGTCTGGCTCATAGTTTAGAATTTCATCCACACCTTCTATTTTCGCTTTAACACCAAAGACGATTTCAAAAAACTCAAGGTGTTTTGCAGAAAAAGAAACATAAGACTTGTTTGGTTCTTTTTTCTTAGCTTCATCGATAATTGTCTTATATGTGGACAAGTATTGAGCAGAAAACAGGCTTATTAGTTTCCTGGTAGTATAACGATCTTTGGGTGCTGCCGTTTCATTATATTTGCTAGCAATGTAATCAGCAATCATTTCATAATGTTCAACAGCTTTGTCTTTATCAGGACCAAAGAATTTAATGAATATTTTCATTAAAGCCCATCTTGATTGATGAGACCAGTTTCTGATGAAGTCTGGAATATGACCGGTAAATTCTGTTTTCTGGTTTTTGCTAAATTCAAATTTCAGATCAGTAGTTTCTTCAAAATACAGTTTTTCGTCTTCATGTATTTTGTCCATATCAAGACCATCCTGTATCTGGCCGAATATTTCGTTATCGTGTAAACAACCGAACCTAATTGGGTAGTTAGACATATAACACAACTGTGCAGGTCTATCAGAGCAAGGGTCTATAACACCATCTGTTTTCGCTAACTCACCATAATTTAGCTCCGTCATTAGTCGCACAATGAAAACAACAAGTCTGTCTGCTAGGTACTTGAATAATTTTTCTGATTTTTCAGGAAGGTCTTTGAAGTAAAAAACAATATGTAAAGATGTTCCTGATGCCGACTTTTGAATAAAGTAAAAATTGTTAGGAATACGAGCATTTAGAGAAGCATACAGGTTATCTTCTAAATCTTGAATATTGAATGGTTCTGGATATTTCTTTGAGTCAATATCGAGTATAACAGCACCGTTCCAAAAATTCCAATCAGAATAATCTTTGCCCCATCTGTAACCAGAATCAAAAATCTGTATAGCAGGTAAATAATCCTTCACGGTTTTTGGATTGATGTTAGCTTCTGAAAATGTAGTTTGCAAGATTTGACCATTAAAACAGTATCTGTGTGTGTTTAGTCTGTCTGTTGATACTAGTTCTTCAATGGATAAAGTTTCGCAAGGTGTTCCAGCGAATGTGTGACCAGTTTTTAAAGGTTCATAAGGTTTACCGGTTTCATCATGCTTGAAACCGTGTTCAATAAAGTTAAATTTCATACTTAAGATAATTTATTTTCAATTTATTTATCTGAGTAATTTTTATTTTTAGACAAAAATAAGAAAAAAGTTTTATATGATGTAGACTTTCAACAGAATTTGAGATAAATATATTGAATTTCAATACTTATAAATTTATTTTTCAAAAAGAGAAAAGGCCTGTCGTGATGACAAGCCTTTCTCGTTTTAATGTAGAATCAGGAATCAGTCAAGAGCAGTCATCATCGCTAAGTACTCTTGTTGTGTCAGGTTCTTCTCTGCTTCATCGATGCTCTTGTAGTAAAGTTCAGAGAAGACCGGGCTGAATTTCTGGTACTGCGGGAACTGTGTGTTCTCATAGCAGAACCAGCAAAGGTAGTTGAGTGAGAAAGCAAGTTCAGTCATTGCCTCGGCATTGGTTTTCCAGTTCTTGATGAACTCATTGTAGGTCTTGGTGATTGCATTCTTGTCGCCCTTATGCTCGCACACCATTGCGATAGCAAAATCAGAAACGAATGTGTACTTGCGTTCACGAGGGTTGACACACTGGCTGAGAAAGCTCTCGAAGTTGGCTTCAACGCCTGCTGAAAATTGAAAGATGTTCATTGTTGTACTGAATTAAAGGGTTTGAAAAACGGGATACTTGCCACAGCCGTAGCTGTTAACCAAACGACGTTTCATCTCAGAAACAAAAGACTCTGTTGCAGAGAACACGATGCCAGTTTCAGGGTTGTACTGGAAAGGCACATTGCGGGACATCAGGTAAGAGCACACACGGGTAGGATAACTCTTGGTGGAGAAGTTCTTAATCTCCTTGTTGTTGATCTTGTTGTTCATTGTCGTAAATGATTTAATGGTTAATAAAAAAACTAACAACACGAAGATAGCAGAAACGGTAATCCGTTGTATCAGTGGAGATTAACTTCTAGTAAAGTTTAGCATTAAGTCGAAAAAACGCAAATCCGATTTTCGACTTTTTGAACTCAGATAAATATAATAAAAAAAGAGATTTGAAATATGAAAGAGAATAAATCTAACTGGAACTGGGAGAACATTGATTGGGAAGCTATATTTGCATTAATATTTTGTGCTTTTATAGCATTTATGATTGTGTACAACTTATATACTAAAGTAAACATCAATAAGACGAATAAAGCAATCCAGGAGTATTGTTTATAGTCTGAAAATGATTCATATATTGTGATAACGAATAACGGCGATACCATTTGTCCAGATAGCATTACTATTGTAAAAAATAAAATAAAAAATTGATATTATGAGATTTGAAGACAAGTACATGTTTGAAGTCGGTGTTAAGATCGTTGAAAGGACTGAACCACAAAAAGACGATTGTTTCTATTTTGATAAATTACCTGATGAAATAAGTAAGATGATACGAGAACGGGCAGAGTAGAGAAAGGCTGACAGTGTAATAGCGACGATTAAGTGGGATAATGCAGAATTGAAGTATTACGGAGATGAACGATAAAGCGAAAGAATTAACTGACTCCTATGTTTGGGAGATTGAATAGAATGGAGATTTCATCTTGGTGAAGAGGACAGACCAGGATCCGAACAAACAGCATTACGACTTCTTAGACCTGCCAGATGAGTACATGAGTCAGGTCCAAGTTAGGCCTGAAGATATGCTGTTCTGACATTATAAAACTCACATAAACAAGCCGTGTCGCTTTGTATGATTCCGATAAGTAAAACATATACCGGACAAAAAAACAAAGCGACACGGCTGATTTATGACGATATTATTTCTCTTCTGAGGGTGGAGATAATGGTAGAGGTGCTTTATCCAGACTTATAACTACTCCAGGTTCTCTATAGTTAAACTTAACAGTTTTCGATTTACCTCGTTTAAAATTGATAGTAAGAACTGTGTAAAATTCTTGTTTTTTTCCTTTTACTCTTTCTCTTTCTGCAATAACGCTATGAACACACAATAACAAGATAACTCTCTTTTCATCAAAATCCAAACTATCAAAATCAGGACCAGAATCAATAGAAGTTAATAACTTCTGTATACGATTGATATAAGTTTTTCTCTCCCTAAATTCATTAGCTTTAGCCGCTTCTTTACTTTGAAGCAGATTATATTTAGCGACATACTCTTCAGCTGTTATTTCTCCATTATTCCGCTGCTCATTTAATTGTTTAAATGATTTCCCCACTCTTTTTTTCCAAGTTTGTTTTTTTCGTTTTTCCTTCTCAATATTTTCAGTTAACCAATATCTCCATTGATTCTTGTAGCTGAAGTCCTCAGGATTAAACGGTGAAAACAATGATTCTCCATTAGGTTTAATGATATATTCATAATATTCTTTGAAGTGTTCTTTTACTAAATCCCAAACAATTTTATCTGCTATTGCTTGAGAAAATGTAACAAGCTTCTTATATTTAATACAATATCGACCATCCCCACTTCGATAATATTTTTTATTATTATTATCGTACAAAATACCAGATAACAAGCTACGTGACAAAGTTCTTTCTTTTTCTCTTTGTTGTACGCATTGATATAAATTTTCCGATATAATTTGAGGATAATTGTTTTTACCTGTTAAGTTTATATTATTAACCCAATTATAAATATTCTTTTGAATCGTAGTTATATCATGAGAATCATCAAGATATCCCTCTTCTATTAACTCTTGTGCTATAGTAGTTGGATGCTTATAAAAAACAATAATTTCTCTATATATCCTTCTGATTAGTGCTGCTTCATTTTCATTGATATGATAATGTCCGTTTTTATCTACATAATACCCCTTAATAACAGTGCTTCCTTGATGCTTACCTTCTTCAATGGTAAGCCTTCTGGATCTATTAACTCTATCTCTATTACTATTAATTTCATCTATTCCAAATTGTACTAGTTCGATCCATTTTTTATAATTATCATTAGTCTCTTCACTGTTTTTCCCAAAGAATTCTATTCTACTTTTTGATTTTTTCCTAGAATCAAATGTAACAAATTTAACTTTTTTATTTTTTAAATAATGAAACAAACATTCGCCATCGTCTATTCTTCGTGTGAACCTAGACATCTCAGCACAATAAACAACTGCGATATTACCTTGTTCAATTAGTTCTTTGAGTTGTTTAATGGTTTTTCTTTTGTCTATTGTTTTTTTAGAAGCAGTTTCAGTGTCAGAAATTACCTCTATATTTTTATCTGAATAACCATCTGCATAGGCTATTTCACGTAATTCACGTTCATAAGCTGATAACATATGTGTTTGTCGAGTTGTCGATACTCTGCAGAACAATATTGCCTTACCTTTATTCTTCATATTTAAATAAGTTAATGATTTCCGCAAAGTTACTACACGACCAATAAATAGACAAATGTATTTAGTGAAAAATGAAAGATTCTTCATTTATAATAGTTTTCATCATTCTGACCTTAATTGATGCCTTTATACTGATGTTGTTCTGCAATTACGCACTCACATGGTTCCTTGATATAAGCATTAACGTTTCATTCGGTAAGAGTCTGTTTGTTATACTGCTCGTATATCTGATACGGATTGCAGGAGAAATAAAGGCAGATAAATAAAATGTTATAATTCATTTTCATTGTATTGGTTTAAGGGCCTGCTGAAGTTTGGTTTTCAGCAGGCCCTGTTTCTTATATAATGTGTTCTAATTTATAGGTCCGTGTAGTGTCATTCTTGGTCTCTTGCTTTCTTTAAGTACTATCTTTTCTCGTGTGTTGATTTCAAAATCCCATACATCATACCATTTCATGTGTATTTCAAGCGATACAATAAACCGTGTTTGTCGTTCAATGATAATCTTATCAATACAGTTTCTTACTAACTGAATTCGTTCAGCAATAGACATTTTGTCATAATCCAGTTTATCTGAAGAAGACGTTCTGTCGCTTTCTAATCGCTTAATATCTTCCTCGGCTTTTTTCATAATTTGTGTGTATTCAAATATTAGTCTATGGTGTTTCTCTTCAAGCTCATTCGCTTTCTGTTTTGTTATCTTACCTTCTATATAACGCTCTTCAATGCGTTCAATGATTTCCATTTCATCAGCACCTTTTTGAGTCATTGTATCAATAATTTTATTGTTTCTTTTTATTTCCTTATCCACATCTTTAAGCCATGATTCACGCTCATAGACGAAACGATATCTGTGCTCACGTTCAACAAAAATCCAAATGATAGGGTCAATAACAAGCCATGAAACTGTAGGGCCTTTCACACGTTTAGAGTAATAAACTCCATTTGCTTTATTGCCTGAAAGCAGGAATCCGGACTTACGATCGTAAATTAATCCTTTAAGTAACATGACTTCATCTTTTGGAACAGCATACACACGAGCCTTTTCACATTTAGTTTGTGCCTGGTCATATAGTTCTTGTGAGATAATTGCTGGGTGAATTCCGTCATTACCTGTGTAATATTCACGATGTAAAATGTTTAACACTGACTGAACAACGGTGAGATAAGCGGTGTTTGTTCTCCATCCTTCATTTTGTAAGTCACGTGCAATCTGTCTTACTGATTTGCCTGAAACATACTCATTGAAAATTCTGCGGACATATTCAGCACCATGTGGATCGATAATGTACCGGTCTTGTTTATCGGTTGAGTAACCAACGGCTATTGAACCACCCCAATGTAAACCAGCAGCTCTTTTCTTTTCAACACCTCTACGCATACGGGCTTTACGGATAAACCCCTCATTTTCCGCCATTGATGAAAAGATACCAAAGAAGATGTTAGCTGTTTCAGATAAAGTTCCATCATCTTTCAACATCTTCATATAAGGGTTAAGAATGACAAGTTGCACTTTGTGCCTTATCAAGTAGTCTCTGATAGAATATAGAATAGATGGTTGTCTTGAAATGCGAGAAACCTCGTAAGTATAAACAGCATCTATTTTCTCTGTCTCAATGTAGTGCTTAAGTTTATTAAGACCATTCCTTTCTTCTTCTGAAAGCAGTACGGCTGATTCTTTGTCCTCGATGGTTATGATATTTGCTGGTTTGTAACCGTCTTTCTTAATCTCATCAAGGACCTTTTCCGTTTGTTGAGTCAGATCCTGGTGTGCGGTACTGACTCGTGAAAGCAATATAACCTTTGACATAATCGTTTAGTTTTTAAGTTGTTGTTATTTCGATAATGCAAAGATAATATATTTTTACCATTCTGATATAATTTTCTTGAGAAAAATATAGCAAAAAGGTAAAAATAAGACATTTAGAACAGTATTGGGGAATAATAGAACACTATTCCTCATCAAGATATTGTTGAATGCAGTTACCGACATAAGCTGCTAGGTTTACCGGTACAGCATTACCTATCATTTGTTCTCTTGAAGTCTTAGTTCCCTCAAAATGGAAATCAGCAGGGAATGTCTGAATCAAACTTCTTTCATGTGTCGTTAATGGTCTGATACCTTCTAAGTCTTGTATCGGATCGTTTGCGTGAGGCTGGTAACCAGCAGGCATTGGGCGGTTAACACCCCTTATGGTTGGGCTTGGTTCATTAACGCTGAAAATACCTCTTCTAGCATAGCTTCTTGGGTGTCTGTAGTAATACTGGATTCCTATATCACCTAGAGATTCCGCAACAGTCATATCATGGTCTGCCAGATTCGCGTTTAATTGGTCCGTAATGAATCCTTCTTCAGCACCTAACCTACCAATCAGAAAAAATCTTTTACGCTTCTGTGGGACACCACAGCGACTTGCATCAAGAATTATTTGAGTAAGTCCATAACCTGCACCTAGAAAAATCTCTCTAGCTTCTACCAGTTTCTGAGTTTTAGTGATTCTAGCAACGTTTTCCATTACAAACCATTCAGGATGAACATTAGCGACAATCTGAGCAAAGCTAATAGTCAAGTCACCTCTTCCGTTATCTTCATCACGTAAACCAGCGCTTGAAAAGTCCTGACATGGAGGACCGCCAATAATCATTTCAGGATGAAATGGTATAATCGCATCAGTTGCCAAATCAACATTGCTAAGGTCTAACTGAATAACAGGATGGTCAAAGTTATTTCCATAAACTATTATGGCATCGTCCCAGTTATCATAAGCGGCAAGCACTTCATGCCCTGCATTCATAAATCCAAGGCTTAATCCACCGCAGCCACAAAACAAATCAACGCAATTCATAATCAGAACAAATCAGGACTGTTAACAAGTACCGCATCAAACCTTCTTTCAGGACTGAGCAAATTCTGTCCACCGCCAAGAATAATGTTTTTAATCTCGTACTTTGAAATCCTAGGTTTCATCAACTCTGGACTTTCCAAGAAACGATGTGTTTTGTTGCCGCTAAGAGCAAAAGCTTTATCATTGGCGATATTATAGGACTGTAACCGTACGATTCGCTTATAGTCAAACGAGTTATATGTTACATAGTCAAGCAGCATTTTATAAATCCAGATTATTGTTCTGTGTAACCTAGAAATTCTTCTTATTTCTGCATTATTATCTGTACAACACATTTGAAGGATTGATAAGTTAGACCACACAAAAACATCTAAACAGTCTTCTCTCAATCTCATCTTTGCACCATCTGTTTTCCAAATAGGTTGAATGATAAGCGGGTCTTGGTCTTCACTCATATCTTTTGAAATATCGAGAACAGATTTTTCTATTTCTCTATAGTGTGGTAAGACCTCACCTATCTCTTCCCAATGGTTTATTTGTGGAACGGTAGCCAGTAACTCTCTTAACCTTTCTTTTTTAACAGGTGTATCGTAATTCATGCAGATACTACAAGCTACAAAATTAATGGTTGGAGGACGCATAACAATCTCACTTCCCCATTGTGATTCATCAAGGTCTTTTGTTGTGTTATCAGGCAATGCCGTTAACTTAATCTCTAAACCGGTTAAAACATCGCCTGTATTGAAATCAGACATAACCAGGTCTATATGTTCACGTCCGCCAGAATAGAAACGTTCATAAGGGGCGAAACCTGCTTCAAAATTATAGAATGCATCGTCTGATAAAGGGTCCAGACCAAACAATTCAATCGCAGAAATATATCTGTGCTGTATCTTGTTTTCTTTGTCTGTGTAGATATAAACAGGTGATAATCCTTTATGGTGCATGTAAGCGACTAGTGAAGCAGGAAAAGAACTGTTGAACTGATTCTTTCCCCAGTTTTCAGGATCTGTATAATCCCTGCTTGAATGTTTCTGTCCAAATAATCCTGGTACCATAATGATATAATTTTAGTCTGCAAAGATAATGAAATTAATTGGAGATATAAAAAAGAAAAGACGAAGATATTGAAACCCTTGTCTTTTTCTTATATGTATTTAAGATATTAAGCATTAACTTTTTCTATAGTCCAATCTAATACTATATCACCAAGTTCCATGTCATAATCCATAGGATCCCATTCAGCAGCAGCATTCAAGACAAGCGTTCCTTCCATAGCAACACCGCTAACCCAATTACTTAGGTAAGTGTCTGATGGCTCTGTTGTGAACATCGCCTTGATATAATTCAACTTAGAGCAACTGTTAAACATCATGCCATAACAACCAGAGACTAGTGTTAATGCAGGTAATTCAGGTGCTTTAGTTATGTTAGAACAGCTCATAAACATGGCGTTATAACAATTTGTACCTAAAGTTGTTGCTGGTAGTAATAAATTTTCAACAGATCTTAAACCTTCACATAATTGGAAGAGACTCTAAAATGCATAAGCAGGTACAGTTGTCTGGTTTTCAAAGTTTTCGTCGTAGATTAAACTCATTACATTACCTGATGCATCAACTTTTCCAGTTAGATTAAACACTCCTAAACCAGCAGCTGGATTTGGGTTATTGCCCTTGAAATATATTGTTTCACCTGCTGGTAAGTTTAATTTACCCTCACTTCCAAAAGTCATGTTAGACCAATTAACGCCGTCTGATGAATATTTCAAGTCCACGTTATTATTTGAATTTAAGAATATAACACTTGAATTCTGAACAGCGGTCAAAGCCATATAATTTTTAAGCTACTAAGTTTCACCTTCAATTAAGATTTCCTAAGTAACTTCGTCCAAAATTCCTAAAGATGGATCAACAGATTTAACAGTGATATTATGAGAAACATCTATCGTATCAGGAACAAACGTATAAACGCTTGAGTTGATTAAAGAAGCATCAACATAAAGCTCAACATTATCACGTCCAGAAGCTGTTACCGTGTAAGTAGTATCATCATAATCTATTGCTGCTAATGGGACTATATATGTCGAAACGTTATTCCAGTTTCCGCCTGCATTTTTGTAAGAATTTATGGCAGAGTTTTTTACGTAAATTACTAAATTTGGCTTTATTGTTAATGTATTACTCCCAATGGTTGGAGGTGTATCAGATAAAAAAGTAACATTATATAAATCTACACTTGTAGAAGTTTGAATTCCTTGGTTTTCTATTTTAGTAATGCTTGCAGGAAGAACAAGTTTTGATAACCACTTTACACCACCAAAACAATTTTGTGGAATAATTGAAACATCTGTTCCTATTGTTAAATTGTTTATAAAAGAATTATAAAAAGCCATCTGTTTCAATGAACAATTAATGGAAACATCTGTAAATCCATAATAATCTTTTAGGGTTCCATAACTCAACGAACCACCTATTGTACTGAAAGAACTCTATTCCAAAACAGTATTGCTACTGTCTATAATTAATGAATAATTACAACGGTTTACTTCTCCATATCTTGATGGTTTTACTCCAAAATTATTAAAAGCGGAATTTCCAATTTTATCATAACCTGTAAAATTTAATGTTCTACTCCCATTAATTTTATCTATCTTAGCATTGGAAAAACAATTGTTTCCTATTTCTTTTAAAGTGTTAGGTAAAGTTATATTTGATAATTGTGTATCTTGAAATAATAAATTTTTTAGTTTAGTCGTCCCTTCTGGTATTTCAAACGATCCCTAAATATCACCTTCAATCAAATCAATTAACGTGCTTGTATCAATACCGTCTACGCCACCGACTTCCATTTCCTAAATCAGTGTAGGAAATTCGTCCAAAGTCGAGCTATCACCAATAGTCAAACCTTTTTCTTCTAACGCCGATTTAATACCGGCCTTTGCAGTTATTAATCTGCTTAATTCATCTGAAATTGCCATAATTAAATAGTCGAAAGTATATTTTGAATATTGCCGATCTGAGCATCGACATAAGCTGTTGTTGCGTAAATGCTAACATCATTTGCTTCAAGCTTGTTACTTACATCATCAATAGTGATAAACGTGCTTACATCATCACTAGTCAAATGATTGCTTACGTCAATAATCTTTGCATAAGTCTCGTCAACCTGTTCAGCTGTAACGAATGTGGTCCAAACCTCGTTGAATTCAGTCTTAGTCGTGTAGTTCTCTGCTAATGAACTATTCAAAGCGTAAGCACTCAGACTTGCATTCTTAACGAAATCCTGATTGATAGCATTTGCTGTCAGATAATCAGTTGTCAGTTTAGTGCTGACGTTTGCAATAAAAGTGCTGACATTCATAATATTAGTTGACAAATCAGGAATATCTTTAACTGCTGTGCTTGTGTTAATAACATCAATGACCTTATTCTGGAATGTATAGTTATTGTCCACAACATTACATATAATTTCGTCAATATTCTCCAGGTCACAATAGTTCTCGTTTACCCAAGTCTCTGTAGCAAACTGACTGACATCATTGTCTGTTATGAAGCCTTCTTCGCTAACCCAGAAGCTAACATCAGCAATAGAAACAAACTAGCTAACATCGTTTTTCATTGCGTAGTTAGTTGAGACACTTGAATTAGTTGGATAGTCTGATAATTCACCTGCCAACTCTGATTTCTTAAGATAAGTTGCGTTTACACTTGCATTAGTCGGGTGGTTATTATCTACATTTTGTAACTCTGTTTTTGTTGCATAGTTAGCAACTAAGCTTGAATTTGTAGGATAACCAGTCAAGTCAAAATCTCTGACTTTCGCTTTATCTTCATTGGTATAGTTGTTATCTGTGTGAACATAATTAGCATCAACTACAACACCAGCAGGAAGAGAACCGTCTAATGCAGCATCTGCAATAGCTCTGTCAACCTCTGACTTAGTATAAGTCTCGCCTGTTGTATAATAGTTACTTAAAACTGAAACATCAGCTTTGTTTGCCAATGCGGATTCAAAACCGTCAACACGAGTAGAAACATCGTTTACCTTATTGGTCACATTAGACAAGTTCTGGGACATTATTTCCTGTTCGCTTGATAAGGCATCAACTGAATGGTTTAACGTCGATACGTCGCGCGATAACGCGTTTACTGATGTATCTAAACGGTCAATAGAGCCGCTTGTTCCACCGTCAATAGTTGAAATTATATCTTCAATCCTGTTTATAGAACTGTTTTGAACAGAATTGATTTCCTGAACTGAAACTATAGTTGCCTGAATTTCTTGAACATCTTCATCTAAATTATCGATTTCTAATTCCATATCTTGGAATTTAGAATCAATAGTTGTGCCGTACATTGCCTGAACGTCTGCATAATCAGTCTAGCCCTGACCTTTTACCAATTCGATTTCAGCTACATAGAACTAGCTTATTTTCTTAAAATTGTCAGGATATATTGGATCTGGTATCTGCATTTCAACAACATATTGCAGAACACCCGGTTCAAGTCCATGGTTATTTAAAACAACTGTCAGTGTATTACCATTGTTGATTAATGTGTTATTCCCATAACAAGCGCAATAAACTCGCCCGTTCTTTCTGGTGAAAAGTCTAACTTGTCTTATCACAGATGGGTCTAAAGTTTCACCCGTGGCCAAGGATGACAAATTAATCTCAAATGATAAATCATTCGTAAAATGATAGTAATTCATAAATCAATCGATTAATTTTAAATGTTATTTTAATATTTATCATGGTAAAAAATAAAAGTCCCGGTTAAGGGACTTTGTTTTATTTAGGACTATCTGTTCTTTCAGCTATAATTGATGTTGTTTCATTAAATGTGTAGCCAAGATAAGAATATGAATAATTAACAGTCAATGGTAACTCACCTTCATCTTTCAAATCAGCAGCCACTGTTATTGTGTTTTTATAACTCCATCTGTTCGTCAATGTTGTTGAACCAGCAGCTATTGTTCCACCTCCGTTATACACAGTTACAGGTGAAGCAGAGTTATTATATTTGATTTCAGCAGATACAGTTATTGGATAAGTTTTAGCCTCGCTTATGCTGAAATCAAGTTCACCTTCAAGATTGGTAATCTCTGGGAATGTATAATCGAACATAACCCAAGGAATATCTACACTAAATGTGAATGCTGGTGTTGGAGTCCAGTTTTCATTCTTTAGATACAATGAGAAGAAATTGCTTGGTAACGGATACCAGAACGAGCTCACCGTATCAGGGTTATTCAAACTGTGATAACTGCAATAACCATCTGATGTCTGCATGTAACTCGATATAACAGGAATAAAGCGATATGTTTTGTCGTATGCGTTTAAATCACTTGGAACTGTAAACGGCAATCTCTCTGAATCATAATCCAATATAGAGCAAATACGGTAGAAATAAACAGACATATCGTTACCAGTCCATTTATCATTCAATAAGAGACCTAAACAATAATTATCTCCACTCTGATTAGCTATTGCAGTGTAGAATTGGAAATTGTTATATATCTGCTATAAATTCATGCTACCGCTGTTATCTATATATCGTGTTTCTCCTTTTTTAGCTTGTCCTTGATTCGTGAAAGCACAGTTAATCCAAGGACTTGCATAGTGGTCATACCATCTGAAATCACCTAATCTCCAAGGTGCTTCTGCTGTCTGATATGTCCAAGTTTCCTCGTTAACACAAGCATTCCAACAATCAATGGCATTGTTGTACGACTAGCATGTAAACCCATCATTAACAGAATAGAAATCCGCATCTGTCATGATAAGCTTATTCTTGGTAACTGGTTTGTAAAAACTCCAAGGGTTAATCCTGTTGCTTGTACATAAACCGCCTACATCGTTTTTATTTTCTCCTAGTGTGTTTCTTACTAATGAAATTGTTATTCCGTTTCCTGGTAAAGCCATATTGTTTTATATCGTTTAATTTTAACTGTTCCAAGCACTTATTTCTCTGTCTGCTTGTATGCTGCCGTACACTCTTAACACTCTGTTTCCGCTTGAATCATAAGTTATGCCGAATATATCATTCATCCAAGTCATATCAAAGACTATATCTTGCAAATCATCGAAATCAGACTTTAACTGATCTAACTCAGCTCTTAATTGTCCAACAGAAACATTTGTTGTGTTAAGTCTAGTCGATATATCAGATATCTTGTTAGTAGCGTTTGTTATTCTGGTGTTTACTGTATTAAAGTTATTACTCATTCTTGTCGATGTGTTCTGAGCATAACTAGAAACATTAGCTATATTGCTTTCTGCAGTCATTACACGCTCATTCAGATCAGTAAAGTCACCGTTTAATGTTGAAATCTATGTTGAATAACCATCCCACTAATTAACCTTAGTTGTGGTGATTCCATCAAGAACTGATAAGTTGCTGTGCGTATGTTGGTTGTTGCTTGCATCAACGAAATTGTTAAACGCCGTAGAAGTCAGTTTGTCCAACGTGGTTTTGTTGCTGTGGGTATGATTTCTTGTGTATGCAGTATTCCAATTTGATATTGAACTATTGTTAATACCGTTTAGAATAGCTGCATTGCTATGAGTATGACTATTTGTAACAGCGTTATTCCATGCACTAACTGATGAATCTGTAATGCCGTTTAGAATTGACAAGTTAGCATGTGTGTGACTACCTTCACCTGTTATTTCCAGATTATCAATTAAATCTTTCAAAACTCGTCCTTGATTTGCTGATAAAGCAGCACCAGTTGAGCTTGAAGTAAGATTATCGATAACTGTTATATTGCTAACCGGTACAGGTGTATCACCTGAATCAGATCCGGCACCCCAAGCAGCTACTTCACTATCTCCAACAAATGAGTATGCAGCATGAATCGTGTTATCAGAATCATCAAAATAGAATGCATCATCAAGCCATTCCAATACACTAACTCTGGTTGAAACATTAGCCAATCTAGTAGAGACGTTATTTAGTCTTGTAGAGACATTAGCTAATCTAGTGCTCACGTTATTTAATCTGGTAGAAGTGTTTGCCAGATTAGTAGAAACGTTACTCAATCTAGTTGAAACTTCATTAACGTGACTGCTAACATCATCTATCAATATTGAATAGCTGTCCCAAGTTGATACCTTTGTACTGGTTATGCCATCTAAGACTGACTTATTCGAGTGTTGGTGATTTCTTGAATAAGCTGTATTCCAGTTAGATATTGATGTATTATTGATGTTATCTAAGATACCTGAATTAGCGTGTGAATGTTTCAAGTTACTTGCATCAGCCCAGTTAGTCACATCAGTCAATGTTATGGTATCCAAAACAGCTTTATTACTATGCTAGTGGTTTCTACTGTAAGCAGTATTCCAGTTAGATATTGATGTGTTGTTTATGCTATCAACAATATCTAAGTTATCATGTTCATGTCTTAAATTAGAAGCATCTACAAAGTTATTAAACGCTGTTGAAGTCAACTTATCAAGAGTCGTTTTATTACTATGTTGGTGGTTTCTGCTATATGCTGTGTTCCAGTTTGAAATAGAAGTATTGTTTATTCCATTCAGTATCTCAATATTTGGGTGTGTATGCGCTGATTCTCCTGTTATCTCAATACTATCGATTAAGTCTTTTAATACTCTACCTTGGTTAGCTGATAAAGCTGCACCTGTAGAAGTTGAAGTCAGATTATCAATAACAGTGATATTGCTTACTGGGGTTACTTCTCCTGAATCAGATCCAGTGCCCCAAGCTGCCACCTCATAGTCACCAACAAATGAATAATTAACGTGAACTGTATTATCTGAATCATCAAAGTAGAATGCATCATCTAACCACTCCAATACACTTAATCTTGTTGATACATTGTTCAACCTGGTTGAGACGTTATTAAGTCTTGTGCTTACATTGTTTAACCTGGTTGATGTATTAGCCAATCCAGTAGAAACGTTTGCAAGACCTGTTGAGACATTACTTAACCCAACTGAAACATTGTACAAACCAGTAGAAACGTTATTTAATCTTGTTGAAATATCTTCTACATCAGTCTGTGTTTCACTTAATCTAGTTGAGACGTTATTAAGTCTTGTACTTACATTTGAAATAGTTGTTGAATAACCATCCCACTTAGTAACCTTAGCAGAAGTTATTCCATCTAAAACAGATTTATTAGAATGGGTATGGCTATTCGTTGCAGCATTATTCCAAGCATTAACTGATGAATCTGTTATTCCGTTAAGAACATTCAAGTTTGCGTGTGTATGAGCGCCTTCTCCAGTCACTTCAATATTGTCAATTAAGTCTTTCAAGATTCTACCTTGATTAGCAGAAAGAGCAGCGCCAGTTGAAGATGAAGTCAGGTTATCTATAATGTTAATAACCGGCGTTTGTTCTCCTTGACCGCCACCACTTTCACCTGATCCCCATGCAGCAACTTCATAGTTACCGACAAACGAATATCGGCAATGAAGAGCATTTTCTGTTGAATCATAATAGAACCAGTCATTAGCCAGATTCCATTTGCTCACAGAAGAGTCAGAAATCCCATCTAAGAGACTTTTGTTAGCATGGCTATGTCTTAGGTTCGATGCATCAACAAAGTTGTTAAAAGCAGTCTATGTGAGTTTATCAATAACTGATTTATTACTGTGGGTATGGTTTCTTGAATAAGCCGTATTCCATTGACTAATCGATGAATTAGTTATTCCATCTAAGATGCCAGAATTAGTGTGGCTATGTCTCAGGTTTGAAGCATCAATCCAGTTAGCGACATCAGTCTGAGAAATACCGTCTAGAACAGTTTTATTGCTATGGGTATGTCTCTGGCTATAAGCCGTATTCCATTGAGTAATCTTGTTAGAATCTATCTAATCAAGAGCAGATTTATTGCTGTGTGAATGACTGTTACCAGCTGCATTATTCCAAGCATTAACAGAAGCGTTACTGATTCCGTCTAACACATCTTTATTCTGGTGTGAATGTCTTAAATTTGAAGCATCATTCCAGTTTGTTATTTCAGTTGAAGAAATACTGTCCAGAATAGGCATATTAGCATGAACATGACCAGTGCTGCTCTAAATAGATATTCCTTCTATCATCTCTCTTAATGTAGAACCCATGTTAGCTGACAAAGAATCAGTGCTTGAATCAGAATAAAGGTTATCAATCACAACACAGTCACAACCACCACCTGAACCGGATCCACCACTTGAATCACCAAGTCCCCAAGCCGCTACCTCTGAATCACCGACCAAGACATAACGGCAATGCACTGAATTCTCAGAACTATTCCAATAGAACCAATCATCAGCGCTTGAATTTATTACCGTATTATAATTGTTTGTGACATTAGCAGTTGGTCCTCCAGCAAATCCGCCGCCTGAACCGCCTGAACCCGTACCTGTCTTTTTAGGTTTCGCGTAAGACTTAATCTGTATCATAAAATATTTATTCTATTGATTTTAACTTAACCGTGACTGTGTTCATCTTCAAGTTTCTTGAAATACCTAGCACATAACTCTCTTTGTTGATTCCATTGGATTCATACTGATATTCAAAGTTAATATCATTATCATGTAAAGTCGTTTCCATAGTGATTTTAGGTGTTGAGAAAATCCTGTAATACTGATCCACATAATGCTCTTCTGGTTTAGCCGTTGTGTGTGTATTTGCATTATAGATAGACCTAAGTGGAAGATTAGAAGTCATATCTACAACCGCATTCTGATTAATGCTTGGACTGATTCCTTTTTCTATTGATTCAGCTTTACTAAGCTGTGTGATAAACTTGAATGTAGTATCGTCATTCTTGCTGATGTATCTGTCTGTTTCATCAGAAACATAAATCAGGTCATTATCACCAAAATCATCAGCAGAACCACTTGAATAAATCTTAGCTTCAAAATCCTTAATGATTATCGATTCAAGATGTGATAAAACAGACTTAGAAGCAGAAGTCCATTTAGTATGTCTCCAAAAACTTGGGTGTCGTCTTGTTATCTGGTCATAAGTGAGGTTAATGGGCCCTAATATTTTGAAATCAACCTTACCAGAAAGAGCATCAGCAGAAGTTATAGGAATAGCTGTACCTTCACCATCAATGTTCATGGTGTAATCAACTGTGTTTTGTAAGTCAAATTCCTAACCAATGATATAATCACCATCATCTGATGTTTTTGGATTTATGCCAAGTGAGAAAGTCTGTTTTGAATAAGTTTGTTCAACACCATTTTCATCTGTGTAAGTCTGAGGAACACCACTATTAACATCAACCCAGGCAAATTGCGAATGTCCCCATTCATCCATATCATACTCAACAAGTCTCTTATTGCCGATTATGAGTTCACATTCCAAGATAGGTAATTTACTGATTCTGTCTCGTTGATTATCGTTCCCGTTACCTGTAGCACTATATTTGTAGTTAAGACTTTTAGGTGTTGTATCACTAACCCATAACTACAAATTGTTGTACGAATAATCGTAAACCTAATCTTTTCTTATTTCTTCTTCAGGTATATCTGGCCAAGCCGCAATAGCTGTTTCAAGACATTCATCGTAATCAGACATAATAACATCTGTCTTTTGTCCTGGATATTGGTTTTTATAGAAACGTCTTGTGTACCATTTTCCATCTTTATGCTCATCTGTTGGAACAGGCCAAATGTTACCTGTTCTTTCCGTATGCCAGTCACCAGGAATATCTGAATCATATATAGTTGAATAACCCTTATCTGATTTTGTATCTGGATGTCCTGAAGCAATCCAATTCTTAACATTTAAGTAGTGATCTGATTCATAGCATTTAGGCTAAAGCAGTAACTTACCAGAGAAAACAATATAGTTTGTTGACTCACTATCTGATGGTGAATAAACACCGCCTGACTGTGTTGAAATATATTCCATAATTGGTGATCTCAACTGCAATATATTCTCATCTGGATATGGTTGTATTGTGTCTGCTGGATCAGTATTATTTCCGTTTATCGATATAAACAAATATGAATCCATATCAATACTTGATATAGGACTATCATCTGTCGCATCTTTCTTTTCAACAGAACCGCATTTCATGATTAATGGTGTTATCTCATTTTGTCTTGTATATAACGGAACCAAATATGGATACTAACCCCTTCCATTCTCATCAAATGAAACCTAATCATTAATGTCTCCTGTTGAAGTATTCAGTTTCCAGTTTACATTATACATCGGCTGAATATACCATTCAACCTAATGAACATTACTATCTGCAACAGCACTACCCCTAACAATATTAACCCATGGAACTCTTGCTCCTTCTCCTTCACCTAATGCCCAAAATTCAGTCATATAATGTGTTATTCCATCATAGAATGATTTAAGTGAATTAGAGTCAAGAGGACTTTCAATAATTGTATCTAAAGCTTCTAATTCATCTGTAACCTGAATCTGGTTATAAACCTCTGCAACAGTAACATTGGTATCTGATCCGGCATAATTCTCTTTTTCCAACTCTATGAGATAACCCTGGCGAAGCTTTGTCCTTCCATTCTTAAGATTAATCCAATAAGAAGAACCTTCACCCATCATGGTATCCCAGTCAAAAATATAAAATTCACTTCCTTCTTGTAAGATATGAAGATTCAAATACCGCATTATCTCGTCCAATACAGCCTATTTAGTCCATAAATCGTCATACGTCTCACCAAGTAGATAAGACTCAAAGATGCCTAGGTCTGAGAAAACGGATGCGATACGGCTCGATTCTACGCCTTTTGACTAGTCGTACCAGATTAGATTAGCACCATCAAGAATATCAAATAACATCTCTTGAAATGAAACATTAGTAGCATTCTGTTTTGCCTCAGCATAAGTAGATAGAGTAATATCTTTATAAGTCAGATATTCAAGTGTTCCTAAAACATCATTAGCAGTTAATGTAAAGCTTTCTAATTTGTGAGCAAAACCCTATGAGAATGTAACTGGTTCCAGATAGCCATAAAACATGGTGAATCTCTGCATACTGTGACCTGTGTTGACATACTTGGTAACAGTAACAGAAACATCACGAGCATTATCAGCAAAGAACAAATCACCCATATAATCTTCACAGATTAAATTGATCGTGCATTGCTTTGATAATATATGCTGGAATTCGTTTTCAACGTCCTGAATAATAGAAACAGGCTCATCGCCTGCAAAATATATTCCGCAACCTTCTTCATTTATTGAGTATGTTGCGCTTTCTTCTGATTGTTTTTCAATTAAGACATTAACATAATTGTCATTCAAATCAGCAAAGTACCCTTGTATCGTAATCATAAAGTTGTCATACCGTTTATTCTATTTATTAAAGAAAACCTGAGTCCGTCAAAGGACGAACCCAGGAAAAAAATCAAAAATAAAATATTCTATAAAATGGCATTATATGGTTAGGTTCGGTATGCAAACCTTATTATTTATCACTGTTTTTTTGCAAGTGTTTTGTAATTCTTGAATGAACCATACAAATCAGCTCCTCTAAGCTTAAATTCAACCTGTCCTGTTGTGTTTGGCTAATTTCCAATAGTTGAGTTTCCGTTAATCATGTTCCACAATCTGCTTTGCTGTCCTTGGTTAAGAATCATCTCACCAGAATTAACCCTAACAAGATTCTTGTCACCAACTGATTTACCTCCTGAAATGATACCACCAGAAGCATAACCGGTAATTGAATGTAACTGACTAACCATTGCGGCTAACTGAGCCATTGCTGTAAGTCCAAATGCAACCCATCCCCAAGGTCCTAATTCAGCAGATTGAGCTATAGCCTGACCTGCACCTAAAGCAATCTGTGCAATAGCCTGGGCAATAGTTCCAGCTACATTTAATTCAGGACTATCAAACGATAAACTAGACATAACATCACCGAATGCACCAACCGCTTCACCTGCTCTTGAAAAGCCTGTGCTCATTTTTTTAGTCTATTTTATAACACCGTCTGTTGTTTTTGCTTCACCACCAAGTTTAGTCTGTTCCGCATTAACTTCTGCAATCTTAGATGATACCTGCTGATAACCTTCTGCTCCAGCTTCACCTAGTTTCTCGTATTCTTTTTGAAGTTCTTTCAACTGTTCAAGAAGAGCGTCGTTTTCATCCATCTAATCTTGAATGAATGATAGTTTATCTTCATTTGATTTAGGCGGTTCTATACCAACAGCCAATTCAAAACTTGACTTCTTACCAAAATCCTCTTGAAGTTGCTTGTACTCTTTGTCTAAATCGTCTTTTGATAAAGAAACACCCCACTCAATCTTTTTGCTTTCTATCTGCTGCTCTAATTCTTTATGTTGTTTCTTATATTCAGTAGCATCAAGTCTAGTTGAAACATTAAGCTAATTATCTTCTAGTTCTTTAAGTTGCTTTTCAAGTTTCTCTATCTCATTAGGCGGTAACTTGAGGCCTTTTTCTATCTCTTTTGCCTCAATCTTATCTTCAAGATCTTTAACCTGTTTGCGGTATTCATCTGCTGATAATTTAATCTTACCTGTTTCTTGATCCTCTTTAAGTTTCTGTAACTGTTTCTTTAAAGCAGGCACACCTTCTGGATCGAGCTCTGGATACATCTCGATTTTCTTCTTCTCAATCTAATCTTCAAGCTCTTTAACCTGTTTTTGAAACTCTTCAGGTGATAACTTGATAAGTCCTTTCTTATATTTGTCTTGTAAGTCTTTTAACTTCTGTTCCAGATATTCAAGTGAACCTTCTGCGGGTGCATCTTTCTTATCTTTATTTCCTTTACCTGATTTGCCTCCAGGTGGTGTGGGTGGTGCAGGTGGCTTTGTATCATCATCTGTTGTCGTGTCTGTACTAAGAACATCTTCAGTAGTGACTTTATCGATATGACCATGTAATGCTTGATTCAAACCGGAGGCAATATTATCGCCCATCTCTTTTCCTAGCTTTAAAGCATTATCTGCTGTTGCAGCAATAGTTTTGTCAATATCAGCACCAATCTTGCCCCAATCACCGGTAACTAAATGCTCAAATGCATCTGCAATACCTTCAATAGCTATACCAAACTATCTGAAAATAGCTTTAATAATCGCCCATGCATTTTTGAAATTTACTGCAATAGCTGCAATACCTGCTCTAACCAAAGTTGATTTATTGTACAAGTCGATGAATCTATTTATAATCTTGGTCAGATTTTGAAGAATGTAAATCTTCATCTTCTTACCCATATCAGCAAATCCACTACCAGCCATTCCAAACAACGATTCACAAGCGTTATTCCATTCCCTAGTAGTGTTAATGAGCTCTTCTAATACCTAACCTTCTTCACCTGTTTGTCCTTTTACCTCATCCATGTTAGTGCTCATGTTAGCCAAAGTTTGAACAAACGGATCACCAGCTGCCACACCTTTCTTTCCAAAAACATCTTGTAATACGGCACCATATGCCTGAGTATTTCTATCTGTATCTTTTAACGCTCCAGCAATATGCTAAATAGCACCAAACATTGTCATTTCACCGCTTTCGACTTTCTGTATCATAGCATCTGCATCAACACCAATACTTGCTAAGTCTTGCTTGGTTTTCTTACTCATGTTTCCTATATTTTTAGAAGCCATTTGTATAGCAGCTGCACCATTTTCATCAAACAAACCTGATCGAGTCTAAGCCATTACCGCCGCAAACTCTTCTCCTGATAGTCCTAAATCCTTGAATACAGCTTTATACTATTTTAAGTTATCCAAAAAATTACCATTCAAATCACCACCAGCGACAAAACCATCCTTAATCTAATTCAATGCAGTCTCACCATCAACACCAAAAGTTTTCATCTACTAATCAACTGCATCCAAAATTTCTTTATAATCATGATCTGTAGCATCCGCAACTGCCTAAATACCATTTGTCAATGAACTAAGTTGATTTCCATCTAAACCTGTAAACTGTTTCGTTAACCTCTATGTCTCTTCCAAGTGCTTGTTATAATCGAAAAATGCTTTACCTGCTAAACCAACAGCAGCACCAACCGCTGTAACAGGATTAAGTAATGAGCTAAATGCTCCAGCCATACCAGATAAACCGGTTACTGTCTTTCCTAACTATCCACCCAGTCCACCTAATATGTTTCCAAACCCCTTTGTCGTGTTTGATACTTGGGCTAATGAAGCCTGTGCTTTTCTACATGCACTGTTAAGTTGTGCACTAAAATTTTTATCTCGTAAAGTTAACTCAGTTTTTAATTGTGCTGCCATTGGTAATTCAAGTATTTTTGTTTAGCATTTCCAGCATCTGATTCTGGAATATTGTGTTTCTAATTTTTCCCTCTTCTGATAGTTCTAATTCTCTCTCTGGATTGTCCCATGGTAACTCAAACATATCAGCCAGTTTAAGCCTCTTCTTACAGAATTTCTAAGCAATAACCAAGCTCAAAAATCTTGTTGTTTCCCATTGAGATTTATCAACATAAGGGACAAATTGCAATATGTCGTATAACTCATAGAAACGCATCTAATCCATGAAATACTCATGTGTTATCATCTTCGTTTCTATCACAGTCAGCCTGTAGTAATAGTGTATAATCTTATCTTCTTTTACTACAGGCGTCAGGCGTTTTTTGATTCTTCTTTCTCTTGTGGTATAAGTCTCAAGTTATTGCTCTAAAAATCCACATACCACTTAATGAACTGGAACAAAACAGTCGGTTTCTCATCTAACATCTTAACACAATCATCAAATGATAAATCAGTATCATCTGTAATAGCAAGATAAGTAGAATAGAAGTAAACAAGCCATTCTGTTTCAGTCTAAGCTGTGAATGATTTATTCTGAATGTTTTCATAAATCATGTCTGCTCTGAAAGTGAATCTCAATTCAATCTCTCTGTCATTAAAATCAATCGTCATAATCGTTTTTCTGTTTTTATTATTTATCAAAAGAAAAACCAGACTACCGATCAGGTAATCTGGAAAAAACGTTATTTTTTATGACAAAGATAATGTTAATTAATCGCCGTTTCCGTCACCGGTTACATCATCACCTTCTGGATCGAGTTGTTCATCACCAGGGTCTGTTAATAAAGTCGAACCGTATGATTTAATTGGATTAGGTACTGTGTCAAGAAGAGCGCCAGAACCTGTAAACTCAACTGATAAAGTTGCAGTCTCACCATTGTTTGCAGTGATTTCACAAGAAGTAACAAGAGCGTTACCATACTTAACCCAAGCAGTACCAATAGTCCAAACTGCATTAGTGCTAATATCAGTTACAGGCTGAATACCAGCAGCCCAGTCTGTCTGTGCTACTTGTGCCATGCAAATGCTATAAGATTCACCCTTGTCGGCCATACCCATAATAACAGAAGCATTAGCAGGGGTAAACAAATATTCACCACTCATGCTCCAAGAGCTGCCGGTAGTTTCAGTATCAGGATGTAAACCATGGTCTTTAGAGCTGATTTCAGTCGTTTCATTTGAACGGCTTAATGAATGGCTCTAACCATAAGCTAAAGTTTTCCAACCTTTACCATCATGGTAGAAAAGGTTAATAAGATTACCTTTTTTGTAATTAATTGTTGCCATATTTTAAAAATTAATTTTTAAAAGTTATTTTTATATTTATTCGTAAACATTTTGCATCTTTAATTGAAAAGTTAGATTCTGTACAAATACATCATCTACTGTATCTTCAACACAATCAAAGAATCTGATTTCTGTTATTCTCACGTTTTCCTCTTTGTTCAGATACACTTTATAATCAAGTATATCTCTAATTATCTAAGCAATCTCCATACCTTCTGAATACTCATTTGTCACAACTGCTATTTCAATAGTGACTAAATCTTCTGTCGGTATGTCTTTATTATAAACAGTTTCTAATGCTGTTCGCTTTATGCTAACAAATGGAAAAGTTGTTGGCTATAACACCATAACTTTTATGTTCTCAGCTTTAACTATATCAGTCAAGTTCTCGTCTGCTGCTAAAACCTCTCTGATATACTTGTTTGCTTTTATTCCTGGTAATGTACTCATCAGAATTTCTTGTTATTTAATTTTACTATTTCAGCCTCAATATCTCTAGCCATATTTGTTTCTTGGACTTTACCTCTTGAAACAGCATCATTAAAGAAGTATAATGGCTTTATTCGGCCAATATTACGACCATGTGTGTATTTACGACCAAGTGAATCGACATAAGGTTTCTAGTATCTGTCACCGTTTTGTCTTGCGCCACCTTCAAAAAATCTAGCCCTGAATGTTCCGGATCCAGACTTTCTAGTACCCATAGTATGGACTTTTAGACGCAATTCACCTGTACCTTCATTCTTAATCTTAGAAGTGCGAATAGCATCTATCAATCTGTCTGAGAACTTATCTCCTTTATGTGAAGCTTTAGGCAGTTTAGATTTAAATACTTTCCTGGCATCTCGCTTGATTGCCTGACCAGCCTTTGATAAAGCCCTTCGTTTAACAGCAAACCAATCTTTATCAGAGAAATATCTAACCATTCTCTGCATTTCGGTCGTGTCAACGGTAAACTATATATCATTACTCATTTATTAGTTCTGCAATAATAGTTTTTCTACTATATGTTTCCTTCTCTGGATTTATCGAGATAATGCGATATTTCTTGTCTTGAAACTTGATTATCATTGTATCTTCAACAGGACAATAAAACCTCACCACAAAAGAAACTGTGTTCTCATAGAATATCTCTTCATTAGAAACAATTCGGTTACCATTATTCCAAATAACATCTGCTCTTGTTGTGAATGCGTCAGTATAAGTAGTTATCTCATGTCCATACTCATCAACGGAAACAAACTATTTCTGGAATGTTATATTATCTTTCAATAAACCTGATTCCATAATTAGTTATATGTGTAATTTTTGAATTGTTGTAACAGATATTGATATGCAAGCGGTACTTCTTTTAATGTCAATGTAGAAAGAGATTCACGGTTATTGTACCAGTTTCCAATCATCAATAACATCGCATGAATAATGCTCTTTGGTACTAAACCGTTGTCATATTCAAGTTCTTCAAAAGAATATCCTAAATGCTTTTCAACTGCGACTTGTGCCACATCTGCAAGCCCTTCTAAATAACTGTCATCATCAGTAAACCAGTTATCAATATTTAAGTGTTTCTTTATTTCGTCTAATGTGAGATAATCCATAATTTAAAGCCTCTTTTGTTATTTATCAAAGAAAAATGGGAACTCCAACCAGAGTCCCCGTTGTATATAGTTAACTGCGCAATTATGTTGCTATAAAAAACCTGGGGAACAAGAATTCATTCCCCAGGAAAAAGAAAATAATATGGGAAATATAAATGCTTTTTATTAGCCATTACCACCTGCTGATGGACGTGATACAGTACCGTAAACAAGAACATCTTCATCGCTACGAACTTTCTTCCAGTCAAAGTAAGCGTTAATCACGAGACGAACACAACCATTGATAGCCTGTGTGTACTCATCAACTACTACTTCAATGTCACCGAACTGTGCAAATACGATGTTGTCAAAATTACCGAATGCATACATCGTGGTAGGAACCTGTGAGTTAGCGATAACCTCAGTACCATCAATGTTGTTGCTATTCAATACGAGCTCGTTAGTGAGAGCTGATTTAGCCATTGAACGAACAATAGCTTTAGCCTTATTGCTCATCAAATATTTCTTCTCACCACCTACGTTGCTATCATCAACCTTAGCTTCTGCATCACAAAGATCTTCGTAAGATGCAATGTTAGTAGCAGTAATGCCGTTGAAAATACCAGCAGGTTTTACTGTAGTTGCAGCATCTGCACTTAAGAAAGTTTCCTGCATTTTTGAAACAAGTGCATTATAAATGTCACGTCTCAGAGCATCTTCAACACCAATAGTGTCTTGAACGATAAGTTCCTTGGAAATATCCATATAAGCTGTGATACGCTTAGGTTGCAGCAATACAGAGCTGAAAGTAGGATTACTCTGACCAGCAGCAGTAACTTCACCAACCCAACCTGCAGTGCCTTTGCCCATAGCTGGAACACGAATGTCGCTCAGTGGCATACCAGAATACATGCGAACACCTAACTTAGCGATAATAGAATCAGCATAAAGGGGTTCAAGCAAACCAGGAATGGTTTCCTCAATCACGTTGTCATGAACACCATTGCTACCGGTTACCTAAATAGCACGGGTTTCAGCATTCAAATTGAACTTCTTAGTTCCGTTCTCTAATGCGGAACGAATCTCTTTAGTAATAAAAGTTTTCATATTAATATGATTTCGTTTAGTTTTATTATTTATTTCCTCTTCTTCAGAGTCTTCATTTTCTGTTGTTTCTTCTGGAGCCTCTTCTTCTGGTTGCTCTTCTGGAGTTTCCTCTTCTGGAGTCTCTTCTTCCTCCTTGGTCTCTTCATCTGGAGTTTCCTCTTCTTGGATTTCCTCTTCTTTAGGTTCATCTTCTTTAGGCTCTTCTGTTTCTGCTGGTTTCTCTTCTTCTGGTTCATCTGCTCTGTCAGCAACAACGTCCAAAAGTTCACCAGTAAGTTTGTCAATCTGAGATTTCAATGTATCGATCTCTGCAAGATTATTGTCAAACATCTGTTGTTCTTCCTAAGTCATCTCTCTGTTTTCTGACTTTGCCTTATTCATAATCTCACGGCAAACCAAAACCAGTTCTGATTTCTTGGACTTTAATTCTACAATATTCATATATGATTAATGTTTGTTTTATTTATCTAGTTCATCAAGTAAATCTGAATAGAATTCATATACTTTATTTATTCTAGTTTGGCGCTTACAGTGCTCTATATCTCTTGCCTGACATTCAGTTGCTTCATAAGCTGGATTAATAACACAAGAAATATCATACAACTTTTCAATTTTCAATATCTCTCTTACTTGTGTTCCATCTGAATTTACGGTCCATTTTTCTGATCCCTTATCAAGATAATCAAGACTAAAAGCAAATGAACATTGTGTTATCTCACCTCGCTTAACATGCTGCAAAAGTTCTTCACCCTTTGCGGTTTCCGGACATTCAAACCTGAATTTAAGTCCATGCTGGTCAATAGTCAAATCTATATTACCTTTACCATTACGCAATCTAGCCATCATGTAATCGTCTCTGTGATTCATGTTTGCTATAATATCAGAAGAATTAATCAGATCCTAGTTTATAGCACCAGGTCTTATTATCTCTCTGAACCCACCTAAATCAGCAGATAAAACATTGAAAACTACTGCATATCCTTCAATAAATCTACCTTCATTTGAAGCTATATCTGCACTTCTGTATATCTTATTAATCATAATTACTCTTTAGCTACTATATTTTGTGTTGTGTCTGTATATGGTCTGCTTAACGCGTCGCCATCTTCTCTCAACGGTAAACCAAGCAACTCTCTCGCTTCATTAACCGATATGATAGCTGAATCTACCAGTGTTTTAAGATACTCAGCAGTCGATTTCATATCAACCCTGATAACCGCACGCTCATCAAAATCGAAATACAAATCATCGTCTTGAATGAGTTTCCTGTTAAGCTCATCTTCAAACAGAACGATATAAGGTGATAAAGTCTGAGTCAAGAACTGCAACATAATAGCCTCTGCATTCTGGTTATTGTCTGTCAATAATGAAACAGGAATATTGAAATATCTCGCTATATCTTCAACATTAAATGTCCTGGTATCGATTAAAGCAGCATCATTAGCTGTCTGGCTTATTGGTTCTAATTTCAAGTCAAACGGTAAAAACTTCATCTTGCCGCTTCCTGTGGTCGGATTTAAGGTACCCTGCATCGACCGTACCGCTTGATCTGCCTGATGTTGAGTCATTGGCTAGGTTGCATGTAAAATCGCGTTTATATTGAGTCCAGAGCTGTAATAATCAACCGCAGAATCTTCTGCTGCATTTGCCAACTGTAATGCTCTTGATGCAAATGTAATAACCGGAACACCAATATAACCGTTATAAGTGTTCTTGAAAATATGAATCAATTCAGCGGGCAATAACCTTTCACCCCTGAACATGAAATAAGTATCTGCTACATTATCATTGAAAAACGCTGATACTTCACTTGCCGGGAGATAAGTTAAACCGACTACCATCCCGTCTGTAGCCCTCTCTATCTTAGCGTAACCGTTACCGTAAAGCAACATATCAGATACCATATTCTTAATCAGATTAAACTTAGTCAGTTTGTTCTTTTCGAAAACCTTCTGTAAAGCTATCTGTGTTAATCTTGTCTTTGTCTCTTTGGATTTAACGTTAATATCCATCATCGCAATGCTGTTAGAAATCAATTCTACACATGCGAAAACAGTAGATATTGATAAAGCACCACGTTTACCTGGCGTTTTTGTTAACCTGAATTCACCGACGTTACAGCAAGCAAAATCGTTTGAACGTTTTTCCTCGTCTGTTAACTATGGTACCATTTCCTGTACTACTTCTTTCTTTCTTGAAAATATACCCATGACTATATGTCTATTTTTGTACAATATATTTATCTGTGGAAAAATAGATAAATAACTTGGTTATGATTATTGGGGCGAGTCTTGTGATAAGACAAGCCCTTTAATTTTTGATATAAATATAAAAATTAATAATCATAACCAATGAAAAAAGAAATATGGAAAGATATACCTGGATATGAAGGTTTATATCGAGTAAGCAATTTAGGGCGAGTATTAAGCTTAAATAATTACCATCGCACAGGATCAAAAATATTAAAACAACGTATTAGTAAAAAAGGTTATCATTCTGTTGTTTTATCTAAAAAACAAATAAAAAAGACATTTAGAGTTCATCGCCTAGTGGCATTAGTGTTTATTCCTAACCCAAATAATTTACCTTATGTAAATCATAAAGATGAAGATAAGTCAAATAATAGAATGGATAACTTAGAATGGTGTTCAGATGATTATAATAGACATTATGGAACAATGTTCAAAAGATCCCATCAATCAAATATAGAAAGTCGGGGTCGTAAAGTTGCTTGTTTAAATTTCAAAGGAGAATTAATAAAAATATATGATTACATTAACCAAGCAAAAATAGATGGGCATGATAGATCAGGAATAATACCAGTCTGTCAAGGTAAACGAAAAACATATCACTCTATGATCTGGAAATATGCTTGAATAAATATACTATAGAAATCAATAGTATTTTATCATGTGTAAATTAAAAAAGTGGGGATTAGACCACAAAATATTTTTAGCATATCTTGCTTTTCTTGCCGGAATAGGTTTTGGTATAGCTGGTTTAGTTATACCACCTGCCGGATATATTTCTAGTTCTGTTCTTATTCTTATAGCTCAGTTATTTGTTTTATCTGGAACGTTCATCGGTCTTGATGTGAAATTTGATGTACAAAACAAATATTTTCATGCAAGACCAAGCTCATCAGATGTAAAACAAGATCTGCAAGAAATAGAAAAGGCAGTAAATGAACAATACGGGGAAATAAATAATCCGTAACAATCCCAATACATAACAAAAATCAAGACCGACTAATTAATAGCCGGCCTTGATTTTTGTTTACAAATGTAAGTTATTCTTGCTATTCTGATACACTAAATGCATATCTTGGACTTAACAAGTAGATTCCTAAACTTTGCAGCATTGCAATGACAATATCGATTTTCTATTGTTTATTTGACTTTATAGGCTTGGTATTGAAATTGTTATCTTCCTTAATAACCACATTAGCGAAATTCCATCTTGTCACCACATTGCCATCTATAACAACTTTACCTGATAATATAAGTCGCTCAAACTCTTTTGTAGCCCTGTTAAAGCTGCCCAAACCTTGTGCAAATGGCTCCATCATCACACCTGAATCCTAAGCATTGATCACAAACTAAGAACTATTATAAGCATCATAAGCCACTTTTTCAAGCACATAATCATTATTAAAGTCAATCAAATCTCGCAATATGAAATCGTAATCAGTAACATTTCCTGGTGTCGTGTATAAATGACCTGCCATTTTAGCCTTCTTATAGAAGTCTGCATTAGGTGAATTAACTAAAGCATCCTCTGGTAAATAAGCTCTACTATAAAAAATGTACTTGTCAGGATAATATTCTCTTTCTGGATTAGGCGGAAACATGATATTAACTGCCGTTTCATCAGATACACTTGCCAAGTCAATACCTCCAAATGCTAGTTCTCCTTTAAGCTTGTTCAGATCCAACTTTTCAAATGACTTCATCACAGTCTCATCAGTAATCCATGTCTCTTTGCTCTATACCCACTAATTCATCGTCTTTGTTATAACATCAATTTCTGATAACGGGTTTGTCTTAATGTTCTCTATTCTGTCTCTGATATATGACTCTCCAACCGTAACACCTAAGTTTGGATTTGCTTTCTTCCATACAGCTGGATCGTGATAGTCATCACCCTCATCTAAAGTATAGATTAATCCGAATAATGAATCATTATCTACCACACCTTCAAGCATATCAATAAGGCCTTTTCTTATCTCTGTGTAATATGGACCTGTCAGGTTATAACCTGCGGTCGTTACAATCATTGATAACGGATTATGTCTAGCACCCTAAGAAGAAGCCAACACATCAAATAGCTTGGTATCTGTAGCAGCATGAAACTCGTCCTCTACATAGAAATAACTACCGTAACCATCGAGACTTGCTGCTTCACTTGCAAGCACCTAAATGAATGATTCTTTCCTGTCAAACTTAATCCTGTTTATTGTCTGTCTCAAATGCTTCCTTTTAGGATCCATTCTCTTGCTTATACCTACACACATATCAAACAAGATTTTAGCCTGAGCTCTAGTGTTAGCCACAATATCACACTCAATACCATAACCACCTTCAAGCATTGCATAAAGAGACATTGCAGCAGCCAACATAGATTTACCTGTCTTTCTACCGCAATCCAATATGATGTGCTTTATAACTCTGTCGTCTGTGTCTGTGTAATACCAGCCATATATGCCGTACAGAAACCACTTCTGCCATTGCTCTAAGATAAACGGTTTACCTGCAAACGGCTGTTGGAAATGTTTAAGCTTCTCAATAAAGTTAACGACATGATCTGCTTTGTCCGGTCTGAACTAAATATCCTCCCTGTCAAACCAGGACAAATAACGCTGAGCCGCCAACTTGATATATCGGCAGCTCACCATTTTTTCATTAACTATATCTTCAGCGTATTGTTTGTATTTCTGTAAACTATCTTCCATTAACCTTCAAAATTCTCCATAAACTCGTCTGTATCGCTCTCATCTCTCATCAGCTACTTCACCTTAGCCTTTGACATAACAGTGAGTCCAGACTTGGTTAGAATCGTCTGTATCGCGTTCTAACAATTAAAGAACAGACTAATACTTGGATTTCTGGAAAGTCTCTCTTTACTTGCTGTAGAAATATTACCGTTAGCCAGAATATCATCGTAGGCGTCAAACATCAGTTTGAAGTTCATCGCCAACTGATCTAGAGAAGAAATCCAAGCTGAATCTATATCAGTAAAAGTTTTCTTCATTGAATCGATAAAAAGTTTCATCGTCTCTGCTGTACGTTCACCGTATTTCTCAACACTGTATCTATTATCTAAATTCATAATCAAATGGTCGTTTGTTTTATTTATTATATCATGGACCGAAAAGGCCGAAAAGCGTCATTTGCGTCAAATGAACCA